CTTTTAAGGTGGGAGGGGCAATGTTTATTAGTAAGGCTTCGCCAACTTTCCGCAGCGCATGATGGCGGTGTCGCGCGGTCCTGGCCTGTTGACCAGTTATCAATCCCTGAACCCACGCGCCCAGAACAGGGCTTTAACCTCTATCGGTCTGTCGCTCGGTGAGAAGCTCGGCCTGCCCGGCAACATGGGCATCGACAAGGCCCATCTGATGGCCAAGACCGCCGCCGGCGAGCTCGGCAGATATGGCCAGCTGGATTACGACGCAGCGACACGCACCATGACCAACCGCATGGACCTTGCGGGCAAGTCACTGGCAGAGCGCGATTTTAACAAGATTATGGAAGCCTACGACGCCAACCGCATGGCGCCGCGGACGCGCACCGCGAAGGGCTTGAAGCAGACCAAGGGCGCCTATCAGGGCTTCCTGGCCGCCGAGCCGGGAACGCCGAATTATCAAAAGGGCCTGTATTCCATCGCCAATGCGATGTCGCCCTATAGCGAGTTCAGTTTGACGGCGCCGCAGAAGATACAGGCGGCAACGCATTACTATTCGGGACCGCGCACCCAGCCCTATCAACAAAACTTCGCGCAATACGGGCCGCATAAGTTCGGCTCTCCTGACTATTCCACGGGGCAGGTGCAAATGGCGCGGAATACCGCGCTGGGGCTTCCCGGTGCCAGCCCGCCGACGCAATTCGCCGGCCGGGAGCCGACAATTACCCCCGCCGGCTATACGACGCCGCGCGCCAAGCCATCACTCCCAGCGGCTTTTTCCGGCGGCCCGGTGCTGGCTGGCATGCCGCGCGCCAAGCCCGCCTCGCCAGCCTTGCGGTCAACGATGGCGCAGGCCTTTTCGACGGCCAGGCCGATGACGCTCGGTGGCGGGCTGAGCTCACTCGGGCGCCGCGGGGGCCGAACGCCCAGGATTATCTGACAGGAGAATGCTATGGCACGAGCTCGCGCTAAACCGCCGCAAACAGACTCGCGGGAATTCACCGTTGAGATGACGCCGGGGACGACAGCCTGGGGCGAGGCGCCGGCATCGCTCTCGTCGGCACCGACGCCGACGACAGCAGTTCCGCCAGCCCCGATACCGCCACCACCAGCCTGGAATCCCGCCATTCCCGGCGCCTATCAGATTCCTCCCGGCACGGCGCCGGCCAACCTGGCGCCACAAGGCTATAACTGGAACCAGAAGATGGCCAACACCCTCATGGGAGGCACACTGTAATGGGTAGCGCTCCGAAAGCCCCCGATCCGCAGAAAATGGCCGCCCAGCAAACCGCCTCGAATATCAACACGGCGACGGCGCAGCAGTGGCTTAATAACACCAACCAAGTCACGCCCTATGGCAACCTCACCTATGCCCAGACCGGCATGAACAAGGTCGGCGGCCAGAACGTGCCGCAGTTCACCGCCACGCAGACGCTGGCGCCGGAAGAGTTGGCGGCGCTCCAGCGCGAGCGCGGCTTAAATCAACTGTGGGACGAGACCGCCATGCGCCAGGGCAAGGTCGCGTCCGATGTCATGGCCACGCCCTTTCACTATAGCCCCGGCGAGCATGAGCAATGGGCGGGCAATCTCTATGACAAACTGAGTGCCGATACCAATGAGCAGCAGCGCGCCGCCGCACAGCAGCGGCTCGCCGGTCAGGGCCTGACGCCGGGATCAGCTGCCTATGACGATGCCATGCGCAACACGCTCTATGCGCAGAACAAGGCGCGCAATGATTTCGAGCTCGGCTCCTATGGCCATGGCTTCCAGCAGGCTCTGACCGAGCGCAACCAGCCGCTCAATGAGGTGGCGGCGATGATGGGCATGGGCGGTATCAACCAGCCGCAATATGTCAACGCTCCGCAGGCTCAGGTGCCAGGGACCGACATCGCCGGGCTGATGGCCAACAACTACAATCAGCAGATGGGGCAGTATAACGCCCAGATGGGAGCGCTCGCCGGCCTGGGTGGCGCTGCGCTCGGCGGCTGGGCCTCGGGCGGCTTCATGAACCCCATGAATATGTTCAAGTAAGGAGCGACCGATGCCTCGCCCTCGCACCCCTGCCGAAGCCGCCGCTGCCGTTCCTGGCGCAACCGTCCAACCGGCTGTGGATACGATTCCGAGCTATATGATCCAGCCGGGGCAGACCCCCAAGCAGGTCGAGATGCGGCGCCGGATGGCGCAAAGCCTCATGGAGCAAGGCACTTCGACAGCGCCCCTGCAAGGCGGCGGCTGGATCGAGGCGGCAGCACGACCGCTGACCGCCTTCATTGCCGGCGCTGGCGAATATGGCGCCGCGGAGGAGGAGAAGCGGGGCCAGCGCAGTGCCGCGCAGGCGCTGTCGCAAGCCCTGACGGGTGAGAAGATCAAGCCACAGCAGCTGGCTAGCTTCGTTGGCCACCCGTGGGCGACTCCTGGCGAGCAATCGATCATGGCCAGCGTCTATGAGCAGCAGAATAAGCCACAAGATCCGCTCATCGTGCCGAAGGGTGCCAGCGTCTTACAGGACGGCCAATGGGTCACGCCGGGTGGCGCTGCTGCCTCGCAGATCGAGCCTGATGACATGATGAAATTCCGGAAGGATCTTGCCAGCCGTCCCGGCATGACAGCATGGGGCGTGGTTCAGCCAAAGCTGGCCTCGATGCGCGCGGCCCTGGATGTTCCGGAGGGTAAAAGCCCGCGCGCCGACGATCTCGATTTCGTCTATGGCGTGGCAAGCATTCTCGATCCTAATTCCGTGGTGCGAGACAGTGAAGGCCGGATGATCCTGAATACTCAAGGCCTGCCTGATCAACTTGTCGGTCAGTACAATATGCTGATGTCGGGCAAGTCAGGGCTCGGCACCAAGGTCAAGCGCGAGCTCTATGCCCTGGCCAGCCGGCGCGCTGGTGCAATTTATAAGCAAGCACAAAGTGAATATGAGAGCGCACTTAAGTTTGGCGGTCAGTTCGGAATGAGGTCTGAATTCTATGACCCGCTCACCGGAATGCCGCCTGATATGCCTCCGTCTGCCGATCCCAATATCCGCGGCGATTTTTAGGAGAGGACCATGGCAGACCAACTTCCGCAGATGATCGAAACCGTCGAACGGATGAAGCAGGAAAGACGCGACCCGACCGAGATCGAACGCTATGTCAACAGCCAGGGCATGAGCAAGGACGGCTACAAGGCGGCCATCAGGCAGTTGCAGCAGCAGCAGCCACCGCAAGAACAGCCACCGGGTCAGCCGCAGGTTCCGCCACCGGGGCCGGTACCGCTAGGACAACCGCCGGGACCAGTGCCACCAGGTCAGCCCCCGGCGGGTGAATTGCCTCCAGAGCAGCCACCGCAAGAGCCTGAAATGGGATGGGGAGATGTGGCGCAATCAGCGGTGCGCAATTTCATCCCAAGCGCCGGGAATGTCGCTCAAGGCTATATCGATATGTTCCAGCATCCTCTTCAGACATTGCAGAATGTAGGCGATGTCGGTGCGGGGGCGCTGCGCGAAGGAGCTCGCAGGATACTGCCGGAAGGCGTCTTTAATGCCATCGAGGGTGTGCAGGGACCAGAACAACAGGCATCGGCGGAACGGGCCTCGCAGGCAGCGGAAGCAACCGGCCAGCATTTTGTTGACGATTACGGCTCAATGCGCGGCTTCAAGGGCGCCCTGGCATCAGACCCCGTTGGCGTTGCGGCCGATATTGCGAGCGTTATAGGCGGCGGTGCCGGTGCCGTGAGGCGGCTTGGCCGGGGGCCTATGCGACTACCGACAACCCCGGAATTGAAGGCAAAAACAGGTGCCGCCTACACCGCAGCCAAGAGCGCAGGCAATGTGCTGCCGGTGCAGGATTATCGGAGGATCGTTTCCGATCTCGGCAAATTTGCCCATGACAATGGTGCCAATCCCCGTCTGACCCCCAATGTCAATTCGGCGATTAAGGTTCTAGAAGACCGTGCCTCTACTGGTCAGGCCCTCACTGTTCAAGACCTCGATCAGATGCGCAAGACCCTGAAAATGGGCATGGATGTCATGAAGCCGGAAGAGCGGCGGCTCATCCAGAAGATGGTGGATGAATACGACAAAGCGATCGACAGTGTCGTGCCGCCTGAGTTGCTGGAAGCTCGCAAGCTGAACCAGCGCTATAAAAAAGCGGAATTGATGGACGACATGGAGGCGAATGCCGAGCTCCGCGCCGGCCAGTATTCGCAGTCCGGTCAGGAAAATGCCCTGCGTTCTGAATTCCGGAAACTCGGTCTCAACCAGCGCAAAATGCGCGGTATGACGCCGGAGGAAACCGAGGCAATCCGGCGGGTGGGAACAGGAACGCGCGCTCAGAACACCGCGCGCATGGTCGGCAAGCTGGCCCCCACGAGCGTTGTCGCAGCCCTGCCGACCATCCTGGGCGGTGGTGGTGTTGCGCAGGCATTTGGTCCGGTTGTAGGTGGGGTTGCTGGTGCTGGCATCGCAGGTGTCGGCACAATTGCCAAGCGCATCGCGGATAAGCTTGCTGAAGGTAATGTCCGCAAGGCGAATGAAGTGATCAGAGGGCCAGGGCCACGCCAGCGGAGCCCGGTAGGGCTCCAGGACGCGATTGCCGCAGCGCTCATGTCTGAGTCGGTGGATCGCTGGGGTGGCCCTCGTTAGCTCAAATCCATCATGTAGCAGAGCCACGCCACGAACCAGACGCCGAAGAGCGGATAAAGGAAGACCTCGCAAGCCATTGTGTTTTCCTCACAAGTTGAGCTTGTAATGTAGGGGCGCGCGACCAAAAAGGCAAGGTCAGTAATCTGAATAGCGGCCACCCCACCGCGTCCCAGAGCGAGCCCGACAAATGCAGGACGGGGAAACATTGAATAACGCAGCGAGCTCAGATTGCGGCAGAGTACTCCACCGAATATATTCCACTGCCTGCCGTGACAGGCGGGAGCGACCGTTTTTTTCGCCATGGGCATTGCGTCCCTTGGCCTTGGAATCGCGGTTATTGTCGAGGCGCGTACCCTTGAACAGATGGTCAGGATTGACGCATCTCCGATTATCGCAGGTGTGGAGACAACATTCATTCTCGGCAATCGGCCCCTTTAATAGTTCATAGACAACCCGATGAGCGCGGACAGCCTTGCGGTTGCGCCAGATCAGTCCGTAACCTTGGGTTCCGATGTGTCCCGTCCACTCCCAGCACCCGCTATCAGCCTGTCGGACCTTCTCAAGCAGCCGATCCTTCAGGGGTTTCTTGCCCAAGGCAGTGTCGTATTCGAGCAGTTTTCCCTCTTTCCGCATCTGGTCGTAATGCGGTTTGCAAAGCCCGCGAGCGCAGGCGGGACTATCACACAACATGCAGTTTTTTGCCATAAGCTGAGTATATCAGCTTTTTCAAGAGGTCACAACACCTATGCCAAGGAATGATTCCGGCGTCTTTAACCTAAGTGGCACATTTGCCCTGGCCAACCAGATCCCGAGCTCGACCACCATCAATGGCTATATCGGGGACATCGGCGACGAGCTCACGAACTCGCTCGATCGCGACGGCAAGGCGATCATGCGCGCCGCCATGAAAATGGGCGGCTTCAAAATCACCGGCCTGGCCGATGGCTCGCTCCTCACCGATGCCGTGACCGTGGGGCAGATGACCACCGCAGCGCAGGGCGGCGTCTCTTCAGTGGCCACGACCGTGGCCGGCACCGCCGATGCCATCACCGCGGCGTTCACGCCGGCCTTCCCGGCCTATGCCACCAATATGCAATTCATGTTCAAGGCGACGGGCCCGAACACGATTACCGCGCCGACCATCAACATCGATGGCCTGGGGGTGAGGACGATCAAGCGCCAGGGCGGCGCGGCGCTGGCGCCCTATGACATCCCGGCCGCCGGTTATGTCTGCGAGGCCTTCTACGACGGCACCGATGTCATCCTGTTGAACCGGGATACCGCGCCAACAGGAACGGTTTTCGATTTCGCCGGGGCCACGGCCCCGCCGGGATATCTTATGTGCGACGGGGCGTGGCAGTTACGCACGACTTATGCGGCTCTGTTTGCCGTCATAGGAACCATTTACGGGGCTGGCGACGGCTCTACATCATTCGCTTTGCCCGACTGCCGTGGGCGGGCGTCGATCGGTGTCGGCACTGGCTCCGGTCTTACATTCCGGGCGCTTGGCGGTGCCTACGGCGCCGAAAGGCACCAACTGAGCTGGAACGAGATGCCGAGCCATGTTCACTCATATACGCAGTTTGCCAACGGCCCGTTCAATGTCGAGTCTGGCAGCAATCATCCGAACCATTCGTCGGTAGGAGCGAATACAGGTTCCGCTGGCGCCGACCAATCGCATAACAACATGCAGCCCTCAATCGGGCTGAACAAGATCATCAAGACTTAGGAGGCTCCCATGATCGTCAACCTTATCCTGCTCGTGGTGTATCTCATCCTGCTTGGCGTTGTCGTCTGGGCGCTGCGCTATGTGGTCGGCGCCATCCCGCTCGATCCGACCGTGGCTAACGTCATCATGGTGGCGATTACCGTCATCTCGGTGCTCATCGCGGTGATCCTGGTGCTCAATACGATTCTGCCGATGCTCGGCGTCCACTCGCCATTGCCCCAGGGGTGAGCCCGGTCCATGGCGTTTAACCGGGACGTCTATTTTGATGCAGTCCGTGACGCTTTGTTTGAAGGCGCGCTGGAGCAGATCCATGTCGATGGGCAGAGCGTGATCCTGGCGGTGTGGGAATATCAGGGCGGCGGCACGCCGATGCGGGATCTCCGCTGGCTCGCCTACATGCTGGCAACGACGTACCATGAGACTGCGAAGCGGATGTGGCCGATCACCGAGTACGGCTCGCCGTCGTACCTGCAAGGAAAGGAGTATTACCCGTATGTCGGTAGGGGGTTCGTCCAGTTAACCTGGAAAGACAACTATCAGAAGGCTTCGCAAATACTGTCGCTCTACGATGACCGCGACCTTGTAGATCACCCTGAGCTCGCCCTGGATAGCCTCATCGCTACCCGCATACTGTTCAGGGGAATGGCAGAAGGCTGGTTTACTGGCAGGAAGCTTGGCCAGTACTTCAACGCCACTGAGGACGATCCGCTCAACGCTCGCCAGATCATTAACGGTAACGACTGTGATGACCAGATAGCCGGTTATCACCACACATTCCTGGCGGCGCTCACACTGGCTTGGGAATGACATGGGAGAGCATGAGTTCGATCATCAGAAATGGTCATTCTGGCTGGTGGCGGGAGTCATCGCCTGGCTCCTGCTCATGTGCGCCGAGTTCCTGACGGTATGTCTGATATGGCCGAGCACGCATCCCGGCTGCGCGGCGAATGCCGGCAGGTTCAACGAGCTCCTGGGGACCATTCTCGCCAGCGTGCTGGCCTTCGCGGCGGGGCGATCGACAAAGTGATGGCGCCGAAGCCGTGAGCTCGGCGCCACCCTCCTCCCTGGACTACTCTGCGATAGCCTCTTATTTTTCCAGCCTCTGTAGCATTTGCTGCATCATCTCATGCACGGCTTGGAGGGTGCCAGAATACCCGCGCAGCTGTTTTTTCTCGCCACGAGTGAAAATCGCCAGACCGGCGGCAATTTCCAGAGCGTCAGCCCCATGTTGCGCCATACTGCCGATGGTCGATCCGGTCGATACGAGCCCAGCAAGCAGATTGTCCATGTACTCCGGCTGAACATAACTGGTGCTGCCATCGACTAGGACCACAAAGTAGAGGCGCAGATCGCCGCGCCCCTTCTGAACATGCGGGATTGTCCACTCGTAATCATCAGCGTTTGCCCTGATGTGCATTATCCCGCTTGCCACCCGACTCTTGGTTGGTCTAGGACCACGATGAGACTTGACTACCCGGTCGTAAATCTCACCAAAAGACATGGCGGGCTTTGGGTATAAAGCCCGCCATATGTCCTCATGCAGATAATGCTTTTTGAAGTTAGATGGCGGCTCAGGACCGCCTCCCTTGATCAATTTAAGCATGCTGTTTCCCTCCTTCCATCACGGTGAGACCAGGACGGTCTTCACCTTCAATGACGCTCTTGAGTTGCGTCACGACATCGAGAAGCCGGTTGCACTCATCAACCATGCCCTCGACAAGCTCGGGGTTGATGTCAAGCTTGCGCAGGGCCTTCATGTCATCGCGCAAGGTTCGAGTCGCCGTCCTGAGATGCAGACTGATTTCGGCGGTCCTGGCCATCTCATGCAGTGGATGTTCGACATGCTCGGATTTCAGATCGCGGCCTTTGGGCGGGCCGGTGTTGTCGCGGATTTCTTCCTTAGCCTGCCGGGCTTCCTCGACGGAGGCGGCCTTGGCGAACCGGGCTTCGGCGGCGGCTTTCTTTTTCTCGCGAGCCCGGCGCTCGGCTTCTATGGCATGAAGCCGCAGATCGCGAATCTTACGGACGCCGATGGCCATGCGACCGCCCTTAAGGCCGTACTTCTTGACCAGCGCATCAAGGAAATCAGGCGAACCCGCTTCCAGGTGTATCCAGAGCGACATGCCGGGATAACGCCGATCCTTGGGGAAGGTGATGCCAGCATCGCGGATGTTACGAAGGGTTTGGGCCTCATATTCATAGCCATGTTTCACCAGCATGGCGACGCACTGGGCAAGCTTTTCGCCCGACCCATTATGGTAATCTGCACGACGTCGTGCAGATTGATCCTCACCGCCGCACTCAGCGATGAGGGCATCAGCAAGTGTCCAGAGATGCTTGGTTTTACTCTTTTCCAGCTGCTCAATGGCAGCTAAGACGCGGGGAAATTTATCCATGGGTCCTTTTCCAGTTTTTAGGGAATGCCACCATTGGCATCCTTTCCTTACTCGTTTTCTAGGCATTCGGCCGGTTTTCCGCGGCCTTCTGCGTCCGCCGGCTATTGTGGCCGATCGCCGCCTTGCCGACCTTCATCAGGCGCATGTCATAGCCAAGCGCGCGGATTACCGCCATCGCAGTGGCGTGCTGCGGGCGCTTGGTGGCGCCATGAAACCAGTTATAGAGAGTCGATGCGGCGACTCCGCTCTTGGTCTCGAGCTCCTGATAGGAAACCTTCTCGGCCTGGACGATTGTCCGCATGCGGTCAATGATAGGATCCTTGTTTTTGAACATATACGTCCGATAGAGATGGACTTTCATGAGCTCTTCTCCTGGGCTGCTGGGTGGATCTTGTCGCCGCGCACCCTGGCGATCTTCAGAAGCTTGGCGCGACTGAGGGCGCTGTAGAGGCTCGGCGGCGGATAGCCGGCACGAGCCCAGGCCTCCCTGACCTCTGCGTGGGTCAGGCCCTGCGGATGCTCTGTGACCAACTGGCGGAAGAACTCGGTTTGCGAGACTTCATACCTGTTGCTGCTATTGCTCTTGTCGGTCTTGCTGGGCTTGTTATCGATGAACTTGATATCGACATCGCTGATCCTGTGCTTATGCAGGAAGGCCAGGACATCGCCCAATTGGGCACTCGGCACCTGGATCGTTACGGTAGCTTTCATAGTTTTCCTCTATGTTTGACGCGTGTTATCTTGAATGGACGGCTGGGGATCTTGCGCTTGATCGGGGCGCGCAGATTGGCCGCCGTCTCCTGAATGCGCTTGGCCTTGGTGATGCGTGGTTTATCCTCCATTTCGGTGATTTCGCGGTGACACTTGACGCAGATCACCCGGCAATTCTGCAACGAATTCTCGCCCCCCAAGGCGCATGGAATAAGGTGATGGTAATCCGGGCGTCTGCCGTTGAACGCGGCGGTGCAGATCTCGCATTTGCCGCCACAGCGATCCCAGGCGGCTTCCTTGGTCTTCTTGTCGAACTCAGAGCGCGCGGTTTTCATGCGAATCCAGGAGTTTGCGAACCTCAGTCAATACGGCGTCTTTCGATTTCTGGAATTCCTCTTTCCCCATTGCTTTCAGTGACTGGCTCTTGGCTCGCCAGACCGCCAGGATATTGTCGGTCACTTCACACACGGCATAGTTGTCGAGGTCGGCAATAAGCATTTCCGCTTCGATAGCCGCTTCGTTGTCTTTAAATACCAATTTTGTTTGTGTGGAGTATCCGGCCTTGATGAGACACCATTTCCGAAGCGCTTCCGATGACGGGAAATCATCGCCAAGGCTTTCCGGTAGTGTTTGCCAAAGTTCGTCCAGTACCGCAAAATAATGGGCATGACTCGCCCGTGAGCGCTCGTTCTGCGCTTCGACGGTGATGAGCTCACCGAGACCGAATTGCTCTTCGCAGCGTCTGACGTGATAAGATGAAGAGGCGCGGAATTCGCCGTCACCCATATAAATCAGAGGCAAGCTCACACAGAACTCCACGTTTTTCTGTTGCGAATTCGACTGATTGTTGAAGGGGCAATGCCATATTTACGAGCGAACATGGAAAGAGAAACATCCTTCTTAGCGCGAATCTCAGACACCTGCTCTTGTGTCAGTTTAGACCTGTAATGTCTTTCCCCACAAGGCAGACTTCCATGTCCAATCATATCGGCTCTATTTTCCTTTGCTGTCGCCCATCGCAAATGACGGGGATTAACGCAGCCAAGATGCCCCTTTCCACAGGAATGTGCCGTCTGATGAAGAGACGATGGTGCAGGGCCATGAGCAAATCCGCACATAATTCGTGACGCACTTCCGGCACCATTGCCAAGCTGCGCATATCCACCGGGATGTCGGTAAAACGGCCAAATCAAACATTCATCGCCGATGTGATCTTTGTGCTCGTGCAGCCATTTCATTGGGGCACCATTCAGAGCCCTAAGAAGTTCTTGCGGATTACCGTGTCGTTTCCACCGGAAATAATGCGTGATGCAATATCCTCGCCGGTGGCTAACCCGATTACATCCATCTATTGTGCATATGCTCATTTTTCCCCTCCGAAGCGCTGGCGCAGGGTGGCGACCTTCTCGCCGAGCTCGGCCAGAAAGGCCCGCACTTCCGTCTCGATGACCTTGATGGCGGTGTCATCGCGGTCGAAGCGCTTGACCCACAGTTGCATGCTGGCCGGCATCCGGGGATCATAGCTGACGAAGTCGCACCACTGGCGCCCGGTGCAGGCCATCTGGAACGCCATCTGCCGCACATAACGAAGATCCACTGTCCCGCTCAGCAAGGTGTCGAGGTGGGTGGCGGCATTCGGCACCTTGACCTCGACCAAGCCTTCCCTGCCTACATATCCATCGGGACTACAACCGGCATCGGGGATCTCCGGATGCGGCACGAACCCGACCAGATCCACAGACAGGTCCGTATCGAAGCAGTAAGCGCCCAGGGCGGCCGGTTCGAGGTCGATGCCTCTCAGCATAGCGGCCGACTGAAAACCCTCTGTAGGGACGCCGGTGAGGCGTTCACAGATGAGCTCCGCCATATAGTTCGCCCGCGAGGCGCCCCATCCGGTTTTCGTCCGCGCCATCAGGTCGCCGATGCGGCTGGCCGTGACCCGGCCCAGGCGCTCTTGGAACCACGCCTCGCTGCGTTGCATGTCGTTCATTTCGGAGCTCCTTTGGCCTTCTCGATCTTGCGCAGCAAAGCCGCCTTGGCATCGCGATACTGTTTCTGGGTCAGGGTCTCGATCGCCTGGCCTTCCGCCATGGCGACATAGAGCACTTGCTTTTCGGTGGAGCCGGCCTGTTCCATGAGCGCCATCAATTCCTCATACTGGGCCATGTCGATCGTCCTGGCGGCGCCATTGCCCTTGCCGCTGCTCTGGGCATCGTCATCCTTGGCCGCGGCGAGGCCGAGCACGGCGCGCAGCGTGTAACGCTCCAGATAGGTGCATGCACTGCCCAGGGCCTGCATGGGATTCTTGTTGCCGCTGCTATCGTTCCCGCCGGTCAGGCTGGCGCGGCGGGAATGCCCCTGAACGTGATCCAGCACACAGGTGATGGTGAGCATCATGCCGTCCTGCTTGGGCTCAAACCAATAGCTCAGGCCGTGCTGGGCCAGGATGGGATCGACCTGTTCGGCGATGGTGGCAAGATCCTCGAAAGCATATTCGGTTCTGGTGCCGCCCTTGACGCTGTCGAAGGCGACCGGATTGGCCTTGAGGACGGGCTTGAGCTCGGCGCGGGCGGCGGCGAAAGCGGTCAGGAAGGCGGCGCGGGCCTGGGCGGCCTCGTAGCGCTCCTGGAGGGCCATCATGCGCTCCAGGGTCTCAGGCAGGGCGCCGTTCTCAAGCGCCTTCTGGATGGCATCCAGGGGGCCTGGAAGGGTGGTCGGACGCCAAGGCGAGCTCTGGGGCTGATCGGGCATGTCGAAGTGGTCAGTCATGGAATTTTCCTTTCCGGTTTGCGTGTTCATTTATCCAACCTTTCAAAGAGCTCGATCAAGGCCCAGCCGAGCCCGCAGGCGAGCAGGGTGAGCATGATCATCAGCAGCGGGGCGAGCTCGTTCACTTGCCGCGCTCCCTGAGCTCTTCCTCCGTGGCATCGGCGAACAGGTCGATATAGAGCTCGTCCATGTATTTCTTGACGGAGGGCGGCGCATCGCCGTCCGGGTAGAGGCGCTCGATGTGGCTGATGAAGCGCAGGTAGCGGGCGAGGGGGGTGGCTTTCATGCCACACCCCCTGCGTCTTTCCAGTAGTCCATTGCCTCGCCGTACATCATCGGCGGCAGACCGTGCGATTTCAGGATCGCGTTCGCGGCGGCCCAGTAGATCATGAAGGCTGAATAGGTGGTCATCGGTTTTTCCTTTCGATGAGGGGCTCTAGTCTGAAGGCTTTACGGATGGCGTTTTCGGCCTGACGCAACTGCTCGAATTTTTCCGGCGTCATATTCCAGGCGTCATCATCAAGGCTGATTTCCCTGGCGGCGTCCAAAAGGACGCGCGCCTGTGGCCGGGTTAGCCGGATGGTGATGGTGTCGCTCAAGTGTTGCTGTCCTCTTCAGGATGAGGGCGGTCGGGACCGCAATAAAACGGATTGCGCTCCCAGGTATCGAGGGGAGAAAGAATCCAAGCCTGATCAAGAAATTCCCGACCTACGTTGCGGGCGAACTCTTTAAGGGCTTCGTTCAGCGGGTTCATCGGTTTTTCCTTTCGATGAGGGGAGCCCGAAGGCTCCCCGGTTGATTATCCGGCCTTGCGGGCCAGGGCGCACATCTGCCGGTAGGCAGCGCGGTTAAGCTCCTCCGCATACTCGCCAGCGCGGCGGCGGTCATCCGTCTCCAGCATGACTTCGCGGGTGATGGAATTGATCACCGCATAGCGGCGGCGATACTGCGGGGCGAGGGTGAGGCCGTCGGTGTCGATCTGGTAGAGGTTCATCGGTTTTCTCCTTGCGATGATCCTGATATAGACAAGCCCCGCTTGTGGGTCAAGGCCCCCTTGCGAAATAAATTCTGGACGCCCATCTCCTAACAAGCCATAATAGTGAGAACCAAGGAGTTCAACATGAATATCACACTGGACCGCCACCGCGAGCTCATCCGCAAGGCGGTCGCCATCGTCGGCAGCCAGGGCAAGCTGGGCAAAAAATTGGGCATCACCCAGCAGGGCGTATACTACCTGCTCTATAAAGCCGAGCGGGTTACTGGAGAAATGGCCATCGCCATCGAGGACGCCACCAACCGCAAGGTGACGCGCAAAATGCTGCGTCCTGACTTGTTCCGAAAACGTCCGAAACGTCCGAAAACGGCTGGGAAATCCCGTACTGCACACCCAGCCGCTGCCGGGGAGGGCAAACCGCCAGTGCCCCCAGCGCCCTCCCCGGTTTAATTATGAATTCACCATAGAGGAATTTTAGGAATGGATTTTGCTGTGGGATTCGCGTTCGGCGTGGCCGCGGGGTGGTTGACGGCGGCGCTGGCGAGGGTCATTCTGGGGCTTGTGGGTCGCTCGATCTTGGGAGGGACTGAGCGCCCCGCAGGGAGCGCGAGGCGGCGCTTGCACGACATCTAGCCGTCCCCAAGTCCGCCTTGTAATGAAATCTCCCGGCTCTGCCGTTTTGCTTAGGTCGTGAGGACTGGCAAAACGATGAGGCCGGGAGATGAAACACCTTCGCCTACAGAGGGGCTAACAATGGAAACGAAAGGTTCCACAATCATGACATTGGAAGCGGGACTTGTCAAATTAGGGCTCACGGCCGAGCAGGTCGAGGGCGTCCTCAAGCTCATCGAGAAGGAGAAAAGTAATCTTACGAGTAATATTACGCGTAATATTACGGAGGCGCGGCGAAGGAAAAATGCTGAGTATCAACAACGGTTTAGGGCCAAAAAGCGTAATATTACGGGGGGTTTGGGGGGCCTTTCTTCTCTATCCCCAGGTAAAATTTTATCAGTTAGTTCTCAGAACGTTGTGGATCTGTTTCCAGAGCCTCTTTCTTCTGAGTCTATCAATCCGGATAGACCTATCAAGGTTACACATGCGCGCGAGGAGTTTTCCGAAATCGTGGAATTGTGGAATTCGGCCGCAAGTCAGCACGGCTTCCCCAAAATCAGCCGCCTGAGCGAGGTGCGAAAAACCGCCCTGCGCAAGCGGCTGGTCGAGCTCGGCGGGATCGAGGGCTGGCAGGCCATGCTGGAGATCATCGCCAAAAGCCCGTTCCTACTCGGCGAGAACGATAGAGGCTGGAAAATATCATTCGACTTCGTGCTTAGACCGCAGAAACTGACAGCGCTGATGGAAGGAAATTACAGCCATGTCTCAGAACAAAAACAGCGTTACACCGTCCGCGATTGGCTCAAATCGCAAGCCCATGATCTCTAAGGCGATAGGGTTGATTTATGCGGCTTATCCGCAAGCAAAACTGACGGAGGACTTTCTCAATGTCGTCAGGATGGGGATGGCGCATTTCACCGACAGCGAGATCGAAGCCCTTGCCGATCCTCATACTGGCGTTGCTACGAAATGTCCGTTTCCGCCAGGGCTTGCCGAGATCACGGACTTTGTGCTGGCCTATCGGAAGAAAGAGCAGGAAATAGCGCACCAGCTAGAGGCATATGATCGCCGGCAATCCATGACGAAGCTACCACTAGGCGCCTATCGTCGCCTCGAACGAGAGCCCTGGCCGGGAGGGAAGCTGCGGTATCTCAGTGACCTTGATCTCCGCATCAAAGACTGCCCGCGGCTTGCTGCGGCCTTCCGGGATGATCCTGAAGTTATGGCCATCTTGGCCGATGCTCAAGCGCCCCTCCTGCGTGATGCGGTGCGAGCTCATGCCGAGCGCGGCAAGGCGGCGGCTCGTGAGGTGATTACGGGGCAGAAAGCAACCACGACAGAGGTGCCGGTAATTTTGCCGCCAACGAAGCGGCCGGAAGGCCCTTTCAGGCCCTATCCCAAGCTATGGGAGGCTTTCGCTGATGAGCCCGAAATGATCATCATCCTCGACAACCGGCATCCGGATCATTTGCAAAGCTTCGAAAGCCTGACGCAATATTCCAAGACGCTCGCGGTGCGCGGCAAGGAAGCAGCGCGCGAAGAAATCCTGCGACCGCGCAAGATGACAGGGTGGATTCCGCCGCCGCCGAAAGTCGATATTTCGGATTTCCCGGATGCAGAGCCGCGCCGGTGACCCGCAAACCCGGCGCCGACTCGCTCCGCGAGCAAATCGACTTCATCCTCCATGTCGCTGAGTACACCAACCGCATGTATGACGAGCACGAGACCATGCTCGAGGCCCTGGAGAAGCTAGAGCGCATCCTCGATGAGCTACCGAAGAACATGGGTGAGCTCACCGACATCCGGAGAATCGTCCGCGAAACCCTGCTAGCGGTGCGCGCATGACTCACGAGGAATACCAGTCCTACCTCAAGAGCCCGCTTTGGTTGAACCTGCGCAACAGAGTGCTCGCCGCGGCACAAGGCCATTGCGAGGGCTGCGGACGCTGGCCGGCGACCGAAGTGCACCACCTGACCTATGTGCATGTAGGCAAGGAATTCCTGTGGGAGCTCCGCGCCGTCTGCCGCGACTGCCACGATCGCCTGCATCCGGATAAGATCCGGGAGCCTGTGCCTGAACCAGAAACGAGAAAGGGAGACGACCATGACACCGTTTGACGAAACCGCGAAGCCGCGGCCCGTGGATCCCGGCGAGACGAAACCGGCACCGAATGATCCCGGTGACGAGATCGCGATTCGCGACCGCCGCCTCGAGGAGCAGGGCGCCGAAATCAAAAGGCTGCAAGTCGAACTGCATGAGTACCGCCAGCGCGAGCGCGAAATCCTCGACGTGATCGCCCGCCATCAGCGCCAGGATGCCTACCGGCGCGTCCACATGCGGGTGGCGCCCTATCCCGAAGGCCTGGGCGGCACTGGCCAATGCGACTGCACCATGGGCCGCGCCTCACTGCTGATCGGTGACGATGACCAACATATCCGGCGCACGATCGAGCGCGCCATTCTCAGCATGGCCAAGGGATGAAATTCTTGCGCAGCCCTACACAGGTGACGGCGCAGCGCTCGCGCGCCCGCCATCTCGCCTACAAGCGCAGGCCAAAGCCGGTGAAGGCGGTGAAGCCGATCCTGGCCAAGCTCTTCGAAAAGCATAGGCCTGATGATGAACTCGTCCGCGCCTTCGACATGGTGGCCGGGATGCTCAGGCTCGATCCGAAAGCATCGCGCGATTACCTCGAATGGCTGGACAAGCAAATCGAGGATAGAATCGCAAACGCGACAAGGGAGGAAAACCGTGAAGAAACCAGTCCGCAAAAAACCGGCCAGAAAAGAGCCGGCAATTAACTTCAAGGTCATGAACCAGCGCATCAACCTTGTGTTCGGGGAGTTGAACAGCATCCGCGGCCTGGTCGAGACGCTGCGCGCCAGTTTGGTCAACCGTGCCAGCGATCCCAACCTTACCCGCGTGATTGACCAGATGGGCCGCGGGCTCAGCGAGCAGATCCAACTCCTCGCCAAGGAGCTCCCGCCCAACAAGCACGACGCCCTGGCCATGAAGCTCGACCAGTTGGAGCGCCGCCTCGCCTTGCTCGAGCGCGAAGCCACCTACACCGTGCGCCATGTCATCTCGAAACCAATGGAGGAAAACCATGCCCCTGAGCGCGAAGAAGAAAGCCCAGATTGACCAGACCATCGAGCGCAACCTGATGACGCTGGCCGGCGATGCCCGCCTCATCGGCCTCGAGGAGGCTGTCGGCGTGCTCAAACTCGCCGACAGCAAGGAGCAGGCCCTCACCATCCTGTTCCGGCGCATCGAGGAGCTTCGCCGCGTGAAAGCCCGCATGGATTTTCTCGACGAACCAGTTTACAGCGGAGACGATGGCGAAAAGGACCGCGACAGCTGATGGAGGCGCATGCCGAGTCTGCGATGGCATATCCTGCTCCTGCGCAGCAATAGTGAATGGCAAACCCACTGCGAGGCCTTGTCTCAGGGCTATGCCTGCTACTACCCGATGCGCATGGGCCACCGCCGCCTTGGGCGCTGGGCGCAGGGCATAGCCCGCCCGCTCTTCCCGGCCTACGCTTTCATCGGCCTGGAGCCAGGTCAGAGCCTGGAAAAAATCCGCCGCCTGAACGGCGTGCGCGATTTCCTGCGCGCCGGCGGCTCGCTGGTGGTGATGCCGCAGGCGCAATTGGAGCGCTGCCGCGAGACTTGCGATCGGCGCTATCGCGATTCCTGGCCGAGCCAGCGCCGCCTGGTCGAGCTCAAGGTCGGCGACTGGGTGGCGGTGCCGTCCGGCGCCTTTGAAGGCACGCCCGTCGAGGTCGAGGCTATTGACAAATCAGGCCGGATCAGGGCATCACTCGGTTCATTGGAGCTGAGTTTTGAGTCTGCTGCGGTGCACACCAGTGTAACGAGTAGTGCGGGAGCTTGAGACCCATATGAACCGCGAAACCTTCATCCGCGAATATCTCAACCGTAGTCCCGAGCTCACAGGCGCAGTGGTTACCGAGTACGGCTTTCGCACCCCAGAACACGAGCGCTGGGCTCTGCCCTGCGCCTGTGGGGCCCCTGAATGCACCGGCTGGGCCATGGTCCACCCGCGCGATGTCGGCGCCCATATCCGCGCCTTTGGCCACAAGAGGGCAGGCTGATGGCTCTGGCAGACTGGCGGCTGGTTACCCGTTCGACCGATGGCCAGCAGCAATACGTCAACATGTTTTTTGTCGTGAGAATGGTCCTCAATGGGACCGGCGGCTCGACCCTGTTCTTTGACGGCGGCTCCTCGACCGAGGTGGTGGAAACCCCCGATGCCTTGGTGCCGGCACCCGTCAACCCTGCTATCATGGCCCCAAAGCCATGAGCAACTGGCGAGTTCATTTTCCCCTCGAGGCTCTCACCCCCGTGCGTGCCGCGAGGTCCGGGGACCGCAAGGCCTGGATTGAACTCGCCAGCGAATTCGAATCTGGCGCGCATCGTGAACTCACCAAGGATCGTCTCAGCCCCCTCGATCAAGCCTCACGCGATGCGATCCAGTTCCGTGACGTTGGTGCCCCCAATCGTCACGGTAAAGCCTGGGCGGCTGGCACCCGTTTACTTCGCGGTTCTCGGCATGCCGGCCCCCAGGTCATAATTTGACCGCTAAGGCCCCTAGCAGCGTCCAGGACGGCGATTTGCCATCCGCCGGTATTTGGATGCCCGAAACAGTAAATGGGGCTCACGGAGGCCGCTATGCCCCGTTTCAGCCTATGGATCATTCCCAGCGTCTGGATGCTGTGCCTGCTGATCGCGGTCGCGGTCATCATCTGGAACCATAAGCCAGCCGATGGCACAGAAATAGGGACCGCTAATTTGTGTGTGGACGTAACGTCCATATTTTCTTGACGCTACGTCCATGAAATAACCACGGAAAATAGGTAACCTATTTCCGTAGCATTGACGCTACGTCCATGAATTCTTGACGCTGCGTCCATAAATTCTCTAACAGTAATTGGATGGCCGTCCAACAATAATGGGTAAGCGCGGACCAAAACCCGGGAGCCCCAAAAACGGTGGGCGCAAACCCGGCGGGCGCAACAAAGTCACCCGCACCATCAAGGAATTAGCGGATCCCTATGGCGTCGAAGCCCTCGAGACCCTGGTCAGGATCATGCGCAAGGACAAGAACAGCATGGCCCGCATCGCCGCCTCCAAGGAAATCCTCGACCGCGCCTACGGCAAGGCAGCGCAACCCCTGACCCCGGCCCCCGGCAGTGGCGGCCTCATCATCGAGCTCGTGCGCTTTGGACCAACCCTCGAACATCCTGCCATTCAGGAAGCCCTTCCAAGCCCCTCCGGTGACCCGTGACGGCAAATTATGCATCAGGCTACCGTATCAGGGTTGGGCGCCGCGCCCCTATCAGGCGGCTCTCTGGGACTACCTGGAAGGCGGCGGCAAAAGAGCCGTCGCCATCTGCCACCGGCGCTGGGGCAAAGACGACGTCGCCCTCCATTGGAGCGCTATCGCCGCCCATACCGGCAAGCCAGCCAATATCTGGCACTGCCTGCCGCTCTACGAGCAAGCGCGGAAAGCGATTTGGACGGCGGTCAACAGCCACACCGGACGACGAAGAATAGACGAGGCATTTCCCCCGGAAATTCGCGAATCCACCAACGACGGCCAGATGTTCATCCGGTTCCGCAATGGCTCGACCTGGCAGGTGGTGGGCTCGGACAACTACGAATCCCTAGTCGGCACTGGAGCTCACGGAATCGTCTTCTCCGAGTGGAGCCGCGCCAATCCCGCGGCCTGGGCCTATCTGGCTCCAATCCTTGAAGAAAATAACGGCTGGGCGCTATTTATTACGACTCCGATCGGCAGGAACCACGCCAAGCATACGCTCGACCTGGCGCAGAGCTCGCCCGGCTGGTTCGCCGAGGTGCAGACGGTTCTGGATTCGGGAGCTCTGCCGCTCGAGGTGGTGGAGACGGCACGCCGGGAATATCACTCGATCTATGGCGTCGATGCCGGCGACGCCCTCATCCAGCAGGAATATTTCTGCTCATTCGAGGCGGCCATTCTCGGCGCCTATTACGGCAAGCTGATCGCCCAGGCCGAGCGCCAGGGCCGCATTCGCACCCTCACCTTGGAGCCCGACCTGCCCATCCACACCGCCTGGGACTTGGGCAAGGGCACCAACATGGCGATCTGGGCCTGGCAGGTGATCGGCAACGAGATTCGCGTCCTCGCCGCAGTCCAGGGAGCTCATGACGAAGTCATCCCGGACATGGTCGAACGCCTCGACAGCATGGGTCTCAAGAGCCGCTGGGGCCGCGACTACGTCCCGCACGATGCCAAAGTGAAGGAGCTCGGCACCGGGCGCACCCGCATCGAGACGCTGGCCCGGCTGGGGCGCAATCCGGTGCTGGTGCCCGACCACAAGGTCGATGACGGCATCGCCGCGGCGAGAACGACGCTGCCGATCTGCTGGTTCGATGAGGTGGGATGCGCCGATGGGCTCGAGGCGCTGCGCCAGTATCGCGCCGCCTGGGATGAGGAGCGCAAGGTCTTCAAGAACATCCCCGAGCATGACTGGAGCTCGCACTTCGCCGATGCGTTCAGGTATCTCGCCATGGCATGGCGCGAGCTCAAGGCGGCGCCGCCGCCGCCCAAGCCGCAGGGCCGGACAATCTACGAGATGACGCTCAATGAGGCGTGGAAGTTGCGCGAGCCTGACAGACCGGACAGAATATAGGGATGAGCTCCCGTATATTCCTGGGCGGCAAGGTCCGCGTTCATCTTGGCGATAGCCGCGAGGTTCTGGCTGGATTCGATTCCAGTAGCATCGACTCCGTTGTCTGCGATCCGCCCTATGCCCTGGCCTTCATGGGCAAGTCTTGGGATAACGGCGCGACGGCATTTACCGTCGAGTTCTGGGCCGAGGTGCTGCGGGTTGTAAAGCCGGGCGGGCATGTCCTGGCCTTCTCCGGCACACGCACCTATCACCGGCTTGCGGTCGCCATAGAGGATGCGGGCTTTGAGATCCGCGACATGACGGCGTGGATTTACGGGTCGGGCTTTCCGAAGTCGCACGATGTCAGCAAGGGGATTGACAAGACGGAGGGGTATTGGCGCGGGCGCGCGGGCGCCGTCACAATCGAAACCCAAGTGGCCAAGGGCACCGAATACGAGCGTACGGACAAGGGCGATCCAATCACGGAAGACGCCATCAAATGGCAAGGCTGGGGCACGGCGCTCAAGCCTGCGTTCGAGCCCATCGTCCTGGCGCGCAAGCCGCTGATCGGCACGGTAGCCGCCAATGTCCTGACGCATGGCACCGGGGCGATCAATATAGATGGGTGCAGAGTTGCATCGGATGAAAATCTGAACGGCGGCGCTTACGCACGTCACACGGACACTGACGGTCGCAGCGGCTCGATGGCTGGACCTCTCAGAAATTCTATCGGCAAGGAGTTTGTTCAGCCAACTGGCCGCTGGCCCGCCAATGTCATCCATGACGGCAGCGCGGAAGTGGTGGGGGCGTTTCCTGAGAGCGTTTCGCAGAGCGGTGGCAATAGGGGCGCGTCACAGATTTGGGGCAGCGCGCATGGCGAACAGGAACGCAATGGATTCGATGATTCCGGTTCTGCCGCCCGCTTCTTCTACACAGCCAAGGCCGACTCCGACGACCGCATCGGTTCCAAGCATCCGACCGTCAAGCCGGTCGATCTCATGCGCTACCTATGCCGCCTCATCACGCCACCGGGTGGGACCGTGCTCGACCCCTTCGCGGGCACCGGCACAACAGGCGAAGCGGCATGGCTGGAAGGCTTTCAGGCTGTCCTCATCGAGCGGGAGGCCGAATACATGGCCGACATCGAGCGCCGCATGGCCCTTTGCCTCGCCGGTCCAGTCGAGAAAGCGCACGCCATCGTCAAGGCCAAGGGCCTGACCGAAGATCCTGGGCCGTTATTCGCGGCAGTGAACGAATGAGCCTGAGAGATTTCGAGCTCGCGATATTCTATCTGCGCCTCGCCCATATCGCCGCGCATCGCGACTTCTGGACGACGCCGCTTGAGCTCTATGCCTATGAAGCTGGCCCATTGTGGAGCCCGGTAAGCTATGTATGACGCTGACGACAAGGCCGACGAGACGCCGCAGGACAAGCCAGCGCTACAGCGCCGGTGGCTGAAGAACCTTGCCCAGGCCGAGCGCTATTTCAAGATGTGGTTCGAGCGCGGCGACAAGATTATCAAGCTGTACCGCAAGCAGGGCGCGACCGATGGCGACGGGAGCTCGATCGCCAGCAAGCGCGCCTTCGCCATGCTCTGGGCCAACACCGAGGTCATGAAACCCGTCGTCTATGCGCAGACGCCCGAGCCGGCGATCGCGCGGCGCTTCAAGGACAAGGATCCGGCGGGGAAAACCGCCAGCGAAATCCTCGAGCGCGCCTGTACCTACCAGTTCGACCAATACGACCTCGACGGCGCCATCAAGGCGGCGCGTGACGACATGCTGCTCCCTGGCCGCGGTGTCGTCTGGCTGCGCTTCGTCAGCGATGGCGAGCTCGCCTGCGACTACATCCACTGGCGCGATTTCCTGCATCAGCCGGCACGGCGCTGGAGCCAGATCAACTGGGTTGCGAAGCGGAGTTGGTTTGCCAAGGACGAGCTCAAGAAGCGCTTCAATGTCGCGGGTGACAAGCTGTCGAAGATGTCGCCCGATTCCATCCCGAAGTCCTCGACCATGACCGAGGACGAGCGCCGGGCGCTCGAGGGCAAGTACGCGATTTGGGAGATATGGGACAAGGTTTCGCAGAAGGTCTATTTCATCACGCCGAGCTCGGAGGAACCGCTCGAGGTGAGCGAGCCGTTCCTGCAATTGACCGGGTTCTGGCCGTGTCCGCAGCCGATCTATGCGACGATGACGACCGACAGCATGATTCCGGTGCCGGACTACAAGTATTACCAGGATCAGGCCGAGGAGATCGATGACCTAACGCGCCGGATCTCGAGCCTGACCGACTCGCTGAAAGTTGTAGGCTTCTATCCGCGCGGCGCCGAGGATTCGGCAGCGATCGAGAGTGCCCTCGCTCCCGGCACCGAAAACAAGATGATCGGCGTCGAGTCGTGGGCCGCCTTCGCCGAGAAGGGCGGCGGCAAAGCCATCATCTTCCTGCCGATCGACATGGTGGTGTCGGTGATCCAGGCCTGCGTCGAGCTCAGGCAGCAATTGATCCAGGATGTCTACCAGATCACCGGCATCTCGGACATTATGCGCGGGGCGTCGGACCCGAACGAGACTCTCGGCGCGCAGGAACTCAAGGCACAGACCGGCAGCGTGCGCGTGCGCAACCGGCAACAGGACATCCAGAGGTTCGCCAGGGATATCACCCGCATTGCCTGCGAGATCATGGCCGACAAGTTCTCGCCTGGCGTGCTGATGGAGATGACGAACCAGAACACCCAGGAAAACCAGACACCGGAGAAGATCGCCGAGCTCGAGCAGGCGTTTCAGCTGTTGAAGAACGATCAACTTCGCTCATTCCGGGTCGATATTGAGACCGACTCGACCATTCAGCCCGACGAGCAGGCTGACAAGGAGGCCAGGGTCGAGTTCGTGACGGCGATGGGCGGCTTTCTGCAGGCGGCCATCCCGGCGGCACAGACAGCGCCTGAACTCCTGCCGCTGATGGGCGAGA